CAATCAGAGAAAAAGACGGAATCGTTGAAAGAATAAATAAAAAATACGTCACAAACGACGGTAGACAATTATTACAAGATTAAGCCATGTTAGAAAAAAAATTACAAGAAGAATTGAATCGTTACAACGCCATAAACAAATATGGTAAAACGATGATTATGGAACAAGCGGCTCCAGAGGCGGATCCAACAGTAGCACCTGCGGTAGATCCAATGGCAGATCCAATGGCAGCACCCGAAGCAGATCCAATGGCAGCACCTGCACCCGATATGGGAGCAGCACCCGCACCTGAAGCCGACACAACTGAGGAAATTGACATTACAGATTTAGTTGATATGGTAAAAAGCGTTAAAAGAGATTTTGATGAAAAACAATCAGATAATACTGAAGTGATTTCAAAAATGGACGACGTTTTCACTAAATTAGGAGACTTAGAACAAAAACTTGCTCAAATGGATCAAGTAATGGCTAAAATTGATATGTTAGGTAGTAAGGTTGAGGAAATGAAACCAAGCACACCAGTTGAAAAATTAGAAATGAGATCTTTAGATTCATATCCGTTTAATGAAAAACCACAAGAATTTTTTGCACACAAACAAGGTGAAATGCAACAAAGTGGTAAAAATGAATATGTTTTAACCAAAGATGACGTTACCAATTACACACCAGAAATAAATCAATCGTTTAATCCAGAAGAAGAAAAAGATGAATATAGCTTCTAATATAAATTTCTTTTTAGGGTTACAATCACAGCTTAAAATAATGCATTGGCAAACCAAGGGTTTTGCTAGACACACTGCTCTTGGCGAAACATACGATGCGTTAGATGGTTTAATTGACACATTCGTAGAAGAAGCAATGGGTAAATACGGAAGATTTAAATTAGATGAAAATACCAATCAAATTCAATTATTTAACTTATCAGAACTAAATGTTCCAGACATGGTAAATAAGGTTTGTGAGGCGCTAATACAATATAATCAACAATTCGAAGAAACAGATACAAATTTATTAAATACAAGAGACGAAATGTTAGGATTATTTAATAAATTAAAATACTTATTTACATTAGAATAAGATAAAAAAAATTAAAAAATGGCATTAACAAACGCATCAACAAGAAGAACAACAGCAACCAACGCATTTACTGGATTAACATATGTTGACACAACTATCGGTACAGCAGCAGGTAATGGATTATTTTCAGTTATGATTGAAGGTAATTACATTGATGACACATTAACTGGCTCAATCGTAAGTTCAGGTTATAGTGTTACAAAAAAATTCCACGATATGGGAACATATCCTAGATACTTGATTACATGGTAATTTAAAAATACTTTAAAAATAATTCAACCCAGATTTTATAGTCTGGGTTTTTTTATGTATATTTTAGTATAACAATTTTATAAATTAAATTTTAAATTATGAGTACATTTGACGCAGTACTTGCTCAGTACGAAAAAAACAAAAATGCCACAAGTGGCAACAGCAACAAGATGTCTTCCGAAGACAGATTAAAACGTTATTTCACAACCGTATTACCTAAAGGTTCTAAGGGTGAAGAAAGACGTATCCGTATCTTACCTACAAAAGATGGTGCTTCACCATTTACTGAGGTTTATTTCCACGAAGTTCAAGTAGATGGAAAATGGGTTAAATTATTCGACCCAAAACAAGAAGGAAAACGTTCACCTTTAAACGAGGTGAAAGAAGCACTTGAAGCTACAGGTGTTGAATCAGATAGAGAATTGGCAAGAACATATCGTTCTCGTAAATTCTATATCGTTAAAGTGATTGATAGAGATCACGAAAGCGATGGTGTTAAATTTTGGAGATTTAAACACAACGCAAAAGGAGATGGTGTTATTGACAAAATCTTCCCAATCTTCCGTAATAAAGGAGATATTACCGATTCAACTAAAGGTAGAGATTTAATTTTAACATTATCTCTGACTAAATCAGGTACAGGTAAAGAATACACTGTAATCAACTCTGTATTAAATGATGACGCAAGTCCATTACATACCGATGAAAACATTGCTAAAGCATGGTTAGAAGATACGTTAACATGGGCTGATGTTTACTCTAAGAAGGGTGAAGATTATTTAGACATGGTTGCAAAAGGTGAAGTTCCACGTTGGGATAGTAACCAAAACAAATTTGTTTCAAGTAACACTACAACTTCAGAAGAAACAATTGGCGCGCCAAAATCAACTACTCCAACAGTTGATCCACAAGAAGAAGACGATGTAGACGGTGATTTACCGTTCTAATTATTAACAGAGGGGTGGAGATAACGTCAGAAACCCCATTTTTAAAACAAATTTATGGCAGGCATTAAAAAAAATAGTTTCGACGCAATTAAGAAGAAATTCTCAAAAGAAGCCGAATATAAACCAGATCGCTTCTTTGATTTAGGAGATGCTTTCTTGGACGCCACAGGACTTCCAGGTCCCGCAATGGGGCATATTAATATGTTGTTAGGACATAGCGATACGGGTAAAACAACAGCCTTAGTTAAGGCAGCAGTAGACGCACAAAAGAAAGGTGTTATTCCTGTGTTTGTTATTACCGAACAAAAATGGAGTTGGGATCACGCAGAGTTAATGGGGTTTGATAAGAACGGAGATTATCTTTTTAATAGCGATTTTGAATACATTGAACAAATCACAGATTATATCAATGAATTATTGGATGCACAAGAAAAAGGAGATTTACCACACGATTTATTAATTCTTTGGGATTCAGTTGGTTCAGTTCCATGCAAAATGACTTACGATGGTAAAGGTGGTAAACAACACAATGCGTCGGTATTAGCTGACAAAATTGGAATGGGTATCAACCAACGCATATCAGGTTCAAGAAGAACAGATAAGCCTCATACGAACTCTTTAATCATTGTTAACCAACCTTGGGTAGAATTACCTGATAATCCTTTTGGACAACCGAAGATTAAAGCAAAAGGCGGAGAAGCAATTTGGTTAAACTCAAGTATTGTATTCTTATTTGGTAATCAAAAAGGTGCGGGTACAACTAAAATTTCAATTACAAAAGATAAGAGAAAAATTAAAATAGCTACGAGAACAAAAATTTCTATAATGAAAAACCACATCAATGGTTCAGGTTATGAAGACGGACGTATCTTAGTTACAGCTCACGGATTTATGTCAGCAAAAGAAGATTCTGAAGAGAAGAAATCAATTGAAGATTATAAAAAAGAACAGGGCGATTACATCGGAAAGATGTTAGGTGTTAATGTTGCAGACATCGCAGAAGTGGAAGTTGTGACAGAAGAAAGTGATTTATAAAAAATTTAAATGTCGGTTTTACTTGTTGATGGTGATAATTTACTCACAATTGGTTACTATGGCGCGAAAAATCTCTTTTACAAGGGGACACATATTGGAGGAATATATCATTTCCTTAATACCCTAAAAAGAGCATTTAACACATATAGTTTAGATAAAATTGTTGTTTTTTGGGATGGGCACGAAGGTTCACAAACCAGAAGAAAAATATATATTCATTATAAAGAAAACAGAAGACAAAGAATTAGAACCGAAGAAGATTTAAACTCTTACAACTACCAACGAGATAGAATTAAACAATATTTAGAAGAGTTATTTGTTAGACAAGGCGAATACGAATATTGTGAAACTGACGATTGTATAGCATATTACACACAAAATTCGCCAAACGAGAAAAAAATTATTTATTCATCAGATGGAGATTTGATACAACTTGTATCTGAAAACACGGAAATATTTAATCCATCACATCAAAAATTATACAAACAAAGCGATACGATTGTTTACCAACACGAAGAAATTCTTGTAGAAAATGTAAGACTAGTTAAGATGATTTGTGGAGACAACTCCGATAACATTGCAGGAATAAGAGGAATGGGAATAAAACGACTTTTGTCTTTTATCCCTGAACTAAAAAATCAACCCATTACAGTTGAACAGGTTAAGGATAAGTGTAACTTATTATTTGAAAATGATAAGCACAATAAATCATTAGCTAATTTACTTACAGGAGTTACAAAATACGGTGTATTTGGGGAAGAATTTTTTGATGTAAACAGTCGTATTGTTAGTTTGACTGAGCCCTTTTTAACAGATGAAGCTAAAGAAAGCGTAACCCAATTAATAAATGAGCCTTTAGATCCTGAAGGTAGATCTTATAAGAATACTATGAAAATGATGACAGAAGATGGGCTTTTCAATGTATTACCTAAGTATGAAGATGCGTGGTTAAATTTTTTAGATCCATTCATGAGGCTTACAAGAATTGAAAAGAATTATAAAAACAACAATAAAAAAATAATAAAAATTAAAAATTATGAGTAATCAGTTAGACATTACAAAATTTGAGTTCATTCTGACTTTAGACGGCAATATTATTTGTCAAAGGTTTTTCAATGTAAAAGATCATATCGAGCAATCAAGACGCTCCATGGATTTACATTACTATGTAAAAAATATTTGCGAAGATATTTCTTACGATTTGAAAATAAAAAGTTCCAATTATCTATGCGAAAATCAGAACTATATTCTTCATTCAGAGAATGTGGAAGATTCAAATGACGGGCAAAAAGAACATTTTTTGATGGAAATTAAGTTGGGTGAGGATGTATTTATTCAAAGGATATTCCCCGCGTACTACTACCATCCTAAGGTTAGATACACGGTTGACATTCGTCCAAGATTGAAGAGAATTTTGTCAGACTTAACAGACATTTTGTCTTCAGAAGAATTGGAAACGGCGTATTTGGAATTCGAATTATAATTTTAAAATATATATACAACTACTATGGAAGAAAGGAATTTTGGGTATCTAGGGTTTTCGTTTCAGCAATCCTTGATTAAGGCGATTATTGAAGATAAAAAATACGGTGAAACAATTATTGACGTATTAGAGAGTAAATTTTTTGATAATAATTCTTTTAGATTTATTATGGAAAACACAAAGGAATTATATAAGACGTATAATAAAATTCCTGATTACAACACATTGGCACAGAAGATTATGGCTGAAGGAGGAAATAAAGATTCTTCTAAGGTTCATGTTGATACATTAGAAGCAATTAAAAATAATGAATCTCAAACGGAGTACATAAGAGATACGGCTCTTAATTTTTGTAAACAACAAAATTTAAAAAGAGAACTTAAAAGCGTTCAGAGTATTATTGAAAGCGGTGAATTTGAGGCGTATAATAAGATTGAGGAAATCATTCAAAAAGCATTACAAGTAGGTTTATCTAATGACGAAGCTACGGATGTATTTCATGATATTGATGGAGCGTTAGAAAAGGACTTTAGACACCCATTACCGACAGGTATTGTTGGAGTTGACAACTTACTTAAAGGTGGGTTAGGTATTGGAGAATTGGGGATTGTATTGGCTCCTACGGGCACTGGTAAAACTACCCTACTTACTAAGTTTGCAAATACAGCATATAACTTAGGTTATAATGTTGTTCAAATATTCTTTGAGGATAATCCGGGAAATATTAAAAGAAAACATTACACAATTTGGACAGAAATTAGACCTGACGATCAGCCTGAATTTAAAGAAGAAGTAAAAGCAAAAGTAGAAGAGGCACAAGCCAAATCTAAGGGCAGTTTAAAACTTTTAAAATTGGCAAGCGATAGTGTAACGGTTTCTGAAATTAAAAATAAAATCAGAAAGATGAATTCTGAGGGTAACAAAAAAATTGATTTATTAGTTTTAGATTATGTGGATTGTATTTCATCAGATAAGTCAACAAATGGCGAAGAGTGGAAAGGTGAAGGTTCTGTTATGAGAAGTTTAGAATCTATGACAACTGAATTTGAAATGGCAATATGGACAGCAACGCAAGGTAACAGAGATTCAATTTCATCAGAAGTTGTTACAGGTGATCAGATGGGTGGCTCAATTAAAAAAGCACAAATTGCTCACGTTATATTATCTATTGGTAAAACATTAGAACAAAAAGAACACAATTTGGCGACATTATCTTTAATTAAATCTCGCATTGGACAAGACGGTGTAGTATTTCAAAATTGTAAATTTAATAATGAATTTTTAGTTATTGATACAGAATCACAAAGTACCTTATTGGGGCATGAAGAACAGGAAGCTCAAAAAAGAGCAAACAGAGCTGCGGATATTTATAAAAAAAATCAAGAGAAAAAAACAGCGGCAGCATTAAGATAAAACAAACAAGATATTAAAAAAATGAGTAAATTATTTACAGATAGAATTGCGTATAAACCATTTGAATTTCCTGATTATTATAATGAAGGTTGGTTAAAACAAATGCAGGCATTTTGGTTACACACTGAAATACCAATGCAAGGAGATATAAAAGATTGGAATGAAAATTTAACAAAAGAAGAAAAACATTTAGTTGGTAATATTCTTTTAGGTTTTGCACAAACCGAATGTGCGGTGTCAGATTATTGGACTGGTATGGTTACCAAATGGTTTCCAAAGCATGAGATTAGACAAATGGCAATGGCATTTGGTTCTCAAGAAACAATTCATTCGGTGGCATATTCATATCTTAATGAAACATTAGGATTAGATGATTTCGCAGGTTTTATGCATGATGAAGTTATGAAAGAAAGATTTGAGTTGTTAACAAATACAACCGCAGATTGGACGCCTAAAGATTTAGAAAAGAATCATACGGCTAGAGTTGAGGTTGCTCGTTCACTTGCGATATTTTCAGCATTTGCAGAAGGTGTGGCATTATACTCATCATTCGCAGTATTATACTCTTTCCAAATGAGAAATCTATTAAAAGGAATTGGACAACAAATGAAGTGGAGTGTTAGAGATGAATCACTACATTCAAAAATGGGTTGTCAATTATTCAGACATATGTGTCAAGAGTTTCCTGAATTATTAGAAGAAGCAAAATCTGACATCTATAAAGCAGCTGAAATCATTAGAGATTTAGAACATAAATTCATTGATAAGATTTTTGAAATGGGTGACTTAGAAAATCTTAAAAAGAATGATTTAAAAGAATTTATTACAAAAAGAGTTAATGAAAAATTAGCAGAATTAGGTTATAGCCCAATTAAAGGTTCTGATGATTATTTTGAATTTAACGAAAAGAAAGCATCTGAATTAGATTGGTTTTATCATCTTACTGGAGGCGTTACACATACAGATTTCTTTGCTATGAGACCTACTGATTATAGTAAGGCAGGCGAAGGAGAAAATTGGGACGATATATTTTAAAAAAAATTAAATAAATTATGAAATACTACGGAGAAGAACTCGGTTGGGAAATTGGTGTCGACTACCCTGAATGGGCAAACACAGAAATATATGTTAAAACAATATCAAAAGGTTATCTACAAGAAGGTGAAAAACCTAAAGATGCATATTGGAGAGTCGCAACAACAGTCGCCAAGAGGTTAGGCAAACCTGCATTAGCAACAAAATTCTTTGATTACATTTGGAAAGGTTGGTTATGTTTAGCAACACCTGTACTATCAAATACAGGAACCGATAGAGGATTACCAATATCTTGTTTTGGTATTGATGTTGGTGATAGTATATTTGAAATTGGTAATAAAAATTTAGAATTAATGTTACTTGCAAAACACGGAGGTGGCGTCGGTGTCGGCATCAACATGATTAGACCCGCAGGAGCTAAAATAACTGGTAACGGAACATCAGACGGAGTTGTACCATTTATTAAAATTTATGATTCAACTATCCTTGCAACAAATCAAGGTTCAGTTCGTAGAGGTGCCGCATCAGTTAATATTAAAATTGAACACAAAGACTTTGAAGATTTTTTAGAAGT